CTCCGGATATGGCGGATGTCACCCGTGTTACCGGCCAGCAGCTGAGGCAGAAGGGCCCGTCCGAACTGACTGACATCCTAACTCGCATGGGTCGGGAGCTGCCTAAGCCAGACACGCGCTCGTACACCGCCCAAGCTACCGAAGTCCTAAAAGGCGCGGCGGACACGTTGAAGTCCAAGAATGGCAAGGGGCCCATCCAACGTGTGGTGAACGCTGCGGCAGATATGCTGGACGCTGGCGAGCCCCTGATGCGGCGCATACGCGAAGAGGTCCGGGCTACTCTGCCTGAGACCGAGGCCAACAAAGCCGTGACGGCGCTCTCCATGTCGCAGGCTTCGCACGATAGCGGGTTGAGCACGATTGCCATCCTTGACGGCGGTATCAGCTACGACAAGGAGACCTCCAAGTTCAAGACTGAGGACTCCGAGTACAGCTTGAAGGCGCTGGGTGCTGCATACAAGAAGCTGATGAAGGCGCACAACTACACGCTGCCAGAAGCCCGTGTAGCCGCAAGTGCCGCGCTGGAATCCAAGCGCATGCTGGCCCTGTTCAAGATGCAGGCCCGGTTGATTGCGCAAGCCGACCAGCTTGAAGCTGATGGCAAGAAGAAGCCCGCCGCAGCTCTGCGCAAAAAAGCCAATGGGTACACGTTCCACATGACCCGAGAGCAGGCTGAGATTGGCATAGAGGCCTACGATGTGTCCCCCGAGATTCAAGAGATTGACGACATTAAACAGGGCATGCGTAAATGGCTGCGGACGTTCTTGGAAGATACCGGAGTGTGGTCGCCTGAGACGGGCCAGTGGATGTTGGACAACGCCGAGTGGGTGCCGTTCCAGCGTGAAGCCACCGAAGAAGAGACTGACAAAGTTGGATTCAACGAGGTCATCCGGGGGCTGCAGGCCAAGGCTAAAGAGCACCAGTTCAAGGGCTCCTACCGTGCAGTGAACGACGTGATGGACAACTTCGAGAACTGGGCCGCGTACAGCGTGAGCCGGGGCATCAAGAACCAGAAGTCCACGGAGCTGGCGCAAGCCGCAGTCAAGTACTTGCCGGAGTCCGAAGCTAAAGCAGTGCTGGACTTCAACCCCAAGAACTCTGACCGTACGGTGTCGTATCTGGAGAAGGGCTCGCCTAAGTACGTTGAGTTCGACAGCGCGGCTAAGGCCCAGCTGTTCAAGGGCGCTCCGCTCATGGCCAAGTCTGGGTTGCCCCTGATCGGCGGGATGATCGACAGCATGAACTCCGTATTCCGGGGCGCTATCGTGAACTTCCCGTTGTTCCCGGTGTACCAGTTGGCCATGGACTCGTTCTCGGCTACGTACCTGTCCGGCCTCAAGCCCCGTTACGCATTCAAGATACCGTTGACCGCCGTTAGCGAAGCCGTCAAGACGTTGCGTGGTACTAGCGAAGCACACAAAGAGCTGCGTAAATTCGGCGCTGTGGGCGTGCATGACTACGACGCTACGCTGTCTCGCACCAATGCAGACGTGGAAGCCGGACTCAAGTCCCTAGGCAACTGGGGCAAGTACAAGTCGGTCATGCACAACATCAACCTCGCGTCGGACAACTCGGTGCGGCAGGCTGTGTATCTGGCAGCTAGGGACTCGGGATTGTCGGAAGCTGCAGCCGTTGAGAAGGCGTTTGAGATCATCAACTTCCGCACCCGCGTGGGTAACCAGCAGCTCGCTGCCGCTGCTCGTAACGTGGTGTTCTTGAATTCGTTCTATGCGGCCAGTCGCGTTGCTCTGAAAGTACTCAGCAGCGAGGGCATCTCGCCCACGGAACGCAAGCAGGCCCGCAACACCCTAATCTCTAACCTAGCGTGGATTTACGGGGCCTCAACTTTGTTGGCGCTGATGAACACAGGCGACGATGAGTACGAGAAAATGAGCCGCCAAGAGCAGGCGGGCAAGCTGACTATGCCGGGGTTGCATGGCTGGGGTATCCCACTGCGTCCTGACGTGTTCATGCTGACCAAGCTGCTGGCTGAAACCATCGTGCGGCAGTTCTCGGAGAAGTACGCAGACGACCCTGCCAAGCTCCGGGCTACGCTGTCCGAAGGCATAACCAACGCCGTTATCAGTGGCCCTATGCCGGTGTCCCAACCCGTCAAGGTAGCTATCGAGCTGGCCACCAACTACGACTTCTTCACGGGACGCGCTATCGTGGGTGCCGGTTTGGAGAAGCGCGAAGCTGCCGCACAGTTCTCCGCAGGTACCAGCGAGTTGGCCAAGGGTATTGGTCAGGGCACCAAGAACCTCGCTGAGATGGTCGGGCTTGGAAGCTACTTCAAAGGCGCGTCTCCCGTCAAGGTTGACCACTTCATCCAAGGCATGATGGGCATGTACGGTGGGGCTGCGATCATGGTTACCAATAGCCTGCTGAGTGACCGCCCCTCGCAGAGCTGGCAAGATGCCATTGCTTCACTGCCCGGTATGGGTCGGGTCGGCGTCAAGGAGTTCGATAGCCAGACCAAGACCGACTTCTACGATCTGGCAGGTAAGGTATCGGAAGCCGTGGCCACTGCCAACAGCATGAAGATACCCGGGCAAGGTGCGGAGCTCCGTGAGTATTACGCCAAAAAGCAGCACATACTGAAGTACCAAGGGTACGTGCAGAACATTCAGCGAGCGCTGGGCCAGATGCGGGCGCAGATTACGGCCATTGCTGCAGACAAGACCTTGAGCTCGGATGAGAAGCAGGCCAAGAAACGCGAAATCCAACTGCGCGAGCAACGCATGCTGGCCAACCAAGCGGACTACATCAAGAAGGCCCGCACGGAAGCGCTCAATACACCCGCCAAACCCTGACGCCATACCGCCCGTACTCACAGCGGGCGTGTAGTTCAAACGTGTACGGCAGGTCTTTGTAGGCTACCTTGAGTACCTCCTTGACCTGCTTGGGTGTGGCAGTCGTCGGTATGAAGAACGAGTTGCCGGGCACCAGCTTGCGCCAGTCAAGGTAGTACTCCACCCCGTAAAGGGTGAAGGTCTCAGGTACCTCAGGGGGTTGGGGGTGTGAACTGCGTCGCATCTATGCCTAGTGCCTTAGCGTCAAACACGAAGCAGCGTGTGAGGATACCGGCCATGCCGCCCAATGCGCCAGCACCGATACGTATCGGGTGTGACTTGCCTTCGTGCTTCATGAACCCTGCGGCATGCAGTCGAGTCAGGGCGTCCTTAACGTCAACCTGCTTCTCCACAAAGTACTTACGGAACTCGCCTACCGGGATTACCAGCTCCTGAATGTCAGGGTAGTACCGCAAGCGCAGCGGGCCCGTAGGGGTAACGCTTGGCATCTCAGGGGCTCCGCTCTTGCTGACGCTGTTGGCCACCAGTGCATTGCGCACGTTCTCGTTCAGGAAGCCAGCCAGCGACTCTTGTGCCACTTGGTCAGCGTCGCCAGCGGTAGTGCGGATGGTAGCGCGGTTGGACTCGATCACCTCCAGCAGGGCCTTGTAGACGCGGGGTATGTCAATGTTGTGCAGCCCAAGCCGCTGAGCAATGGTAGCCCCACCGATGATGCACGCACCAAGGCACGAGTAAAACCGGTCTACGGTGGTCAGGTTCAGGTCGCTGTCGATCTTGGCCTGTATCTGCTTCAGTAAGGCATAGACCTTGGCTTTGTTCTTGAGTACGAAGTCAATGAACACCGGGCCCGCCACACCGTAGTTGTGTTCGAGCTTGCTAAAGATGGCGTCAATCTCTTCCTTGGCGGCTCCGGTGAAGCGTGGCACCGACATTTCCAGCACGCGATTCAATTCCCCATTGGCTGTGGCCTTGAGCTGCAGCAGCTTGTCCACGATGGACGCGTTGCCCGAAGACACGGTTATGTTGCACCATGTGACGTAGTTGATGCGCAGCGTGTTGGACTGGGACTCCATGCGGTCCTTACCCTTGCCGCCAGTGCATGCGTACGCCATTGCCGATAGCTCAAAGGGCTTCTCGTTGGTGATCTCGTCCATGGTGTTGACGATGGACTTCAGCATGCCGAGCTTGTGTATCTTGGCTGCGTGGGTATCGTCGGGCTTGTTCAGCAGCTTCTCGGGGTGCCCAAAGACGGAGTTGGCCATCATCTGTGCGGTTGACTTGCCGGAGCCCGAGCCGTTGTGCTTCAGGTGCACCAGCGCACCCTTGACCGAGTTACCGCCAATGAGCGCCAGCAGAGGGGACGCAAACCCGCAGAACATAGCTATGGCGTGTGGCTCAAGCCCGGGCTGATTGTAGAAGTCCGCAATGGATGTCCACTCTTGGAGCGAGCCCATGGGCTTGAAGTACGCAGCCATTTGACGCGTCGCACTAGCGGGGGGTGCGAGCTTAGGGCCCTTGGAGGTGTACTCAACCTCACCAACTACAAACCCATCTCCGGTCGGTTCGCCCTCAGTGTCGGACGCAATCCAGCCCATCTGATTCCGGGTCTTGTTTGCCGCAACTTGACTCTGCAGTCTGCGGATGGAGGATGCGAAATATGCCATGATTAAGTCCAATGCTTTGCCGTACGCGACGACACCGTTTCTGATGAGGAGCTCACGCAGTTTGTCTGTGGCGAACAGGCTAGACACCGGGCTGAAGAAGCGGCGTATCCCATCGCGCGGCAGGTGCAGGTTGATGCCCACCATCTCGCCATCGCCACCACCAAACTCGTCGTGGTCAAAGAACCGCTCCGTTATGTACAGGTCTTGCCGGTAGATTTCAACCTCGCCGGGGTTGCCATCGACATCATCCTTCCGCATGAACACGCCACCATTGATGCCACGGAAGTAGGGGAGGGGGTACTCAGGAATCCGTAAGGTTACGGCAGGTGAGGTCTCGTCCTCGGGCTTCTCGATCAGGTACGCACCGTCCACAGCTTCCGCTGCTTCCGTGTACTTGCCAAGGCTGATGGGCGAGGTGCCTTTGAATGCACAGCCCTTGCAGAGCTCACCGTTGTTGTCGCGGTACCACTCGCAGGTGTAAGGGCCCTTGGTCTCCGCCGCCTTAGCCTCGGTGGCCTCTGCGGTGTAGCCGGGGTGCTGCTTGGATATGTAGTGGATAGCCTTGGCCCCGTCTTCGCAACGGTAGGCAATGGACAACGCGGCGCGCCACATGGGCTCCTCAAGCGTAGCTGCAGACAGTACGGCGTGCTTGATCTGGGCACAGCCTTCATCCTTAACGCTCTTGACAACGATGACTTTGAACTTGGTCTTGGGGTACTCCCCACCGGCTAGCTCAGCGGTCACGCTATCTTGGCCAAACGCCTTGGCGGCAGACAGGTCAACAGGTGCTGGTGGAAGATGCGCAGTGATTGCAGCCAGTACGGAAGGCTGGCCCAAGTGGATGATCTGGACAGGGCGGCTGAGGCTGTTCTTAAAGTTCGAGGTGCCGGGGGTACGCAAGATGCGTACGCAGTCCGCAGTTACCGCTGGGTCGGCGTGCAGGTTGTGTTGTGTACACAACCGCTTGAGAGATTTGGCGTGTCCTAACCATACGTCCACAGGCAGGTCTTCGGTGAGCGGCCAGTAAACATGCAGGCCACCGCCTGAGTTGACGATGGTAGGTTCGGGGAGTTGGGTGGTGAGTACGAAGCTCCTCAGAGCTTGTGCGGCGTCAGCTTGGTCAACGTAGGGCTTACCTATGCCGCAGTCCAAGTCAAGAAAAAAGGCGCGGAGGAATGCAGCGTTCTCAGCCTTGCGGCTGGAGCCATCGTTGAACGTAGCCAGTGCGAAGTAGGCGTCTACCCCGGAGTTCACTAGGCCTGTGCCTACTGCATCAACATCGTCAATCGTCGCATGGAAGTTCTGTTTGACCAGTCCGTTCCGAATACCCACCGTGCAGTACGTACCCTGTGTGGGCAGCACCGATGATAAAAAGTCAGTCATAGAGCTTCACGGTGTAGCTAAAAAGAAAAGGGTGGCGGGTTTCCCCACCACCCCGCCGAATGAAATCACTTGAGCTTGCGCAGCTTCTTGATGACTTCTGGGATGAGAGCGTGCTGTGGCCCCCGAGGTGCAGTGTCTCCTGTCAACCAGTTATACACAGTGGCCCGTGTCACACCAAGCAGTTCGGCCACCATCGTGATGGGGACTTCGTGTTCAAGGCATGCCTGACCTAACGCCCGCACAGCCGGGCCAACCCGGAACTGAGCGTCACGTATGCGGTAGACGAAGGAGGAGCTGTAGCCCCGGGTGCCCGCTAGCATTACTCGTCCACCGACCAGTCGTTGAGGATGTCAGCGACGTTCTTTGCAGCCGCAGGCGCTGCGGCTGCAGGCTTGGCAGCACTACGCTTCACTGGCTCAATAGTCTCCACCGTCTCAGCCGTTGCCTTGCTGGCTTCAGAGAACGCGGGGGCCGAGGCAAATGCCGCAGGCAGAGCGATAGCGTTGGTGGCGTCCTTGCTGGCTACCATCTTGAACTCAACCGCTTGCTTGGCATCCTCAGTCTCGCTCTGAGCCTTGGCCAGTTCCCACTCGCTACGCTCCAACGGACGAACCGCACGGAACTTCAGGACAGGCACAGCCTCAGCCGTATCGAAACGAGCCTCAGTGACAACGCCAGTGATTGGGATACCGTGGCCACCCAAGAACTTGCCGTAGGCTTGCAGGGGCATCTTCTCGCCGTCAGCGCGACCGAAGTACGACTTAGCAGGAACCTGCAGGCGGTAGATGTTGCCACCGATGTCGTTCTCCAACGCCACTGCGATACGCTTGCTGTAGCGGCATGCACGAGACTTACCGTCGCCGGAGCCTTCGATGTTCTGCTTGCAGGTAGCGCAGCTAGAGCTCTGTGGGTTCAGCACCTCTTGGTTGGGCACGAGGCCTTCGGCAGACCAGCACGCAGGCTTAGCGTCCTTGCCTTCTTCGTACTTACCTTCGTAGTACGTGCGAGACACGCCCTTGCTGGTGGCCAGCACGACGAAGTTCATAGCGCGGTCTTCGTTCTTGGAGACTTCCTCGCCGCCAACGACCATGCGCCACACGCCGCCCTTGATGGAGATTTGCTTGCCGCCGGAGCTGCCTGCAATTTCTTTGGTTGTGGCATCGGAGGCATCGCGCAGGTAGTCAGGGATTACGGAGCCGGATTTGAAAAGAGTCATATTGCTCATGGGGATTCCTATAGATTAGTTAGAAGCACGGCGAACAGTGATGGAGTACTTTGACTCCAGATTTACACCCTCAGGCATGGCGTCCGGGTTTTCCTCAAGGAACTGCTTGAAATTGGTTTGAGCAATACTGCGTTCCAGAAGTTCGGGGGCATCATGCTCTCGGATGAACTTGTACATACTGTCCCAATCGCTGGTCCAGTATCGGGTCTTGACAGACCGTGTGAATGAGCCTGCGGAGGTCTTGCCTCCGTCTTGGCCGGTAGCCTTGCACATCTCCAGCAGCTCTTGCTGGATAGCGTCAAGCTGCGCGTTTAGGTCTCTGATGTCTTTTTCTTTAGCTGCCTTGGCGTCACGTATCTTGACGTACACCGAGACTAGCTTTTCAGCATCCATGGGGGCTCCTATTTACGAGCGGTCAGGCGACCGTACGTAACGCCCGCTGTCCAGCATATTGCACCGAACACCAACATGCCAAGTCCTATGAGTATGTCGAGCATCATCATTTTGCACCTACTGCTTTTGGCAGTGGAAATGGGACTTCCAAGGTGCTGGCGCAGTTACCCTCATGGGTTTTGCCCGGATGCTTTGACCAGTTGTCAGTGGGGGCCACCATGACGCAACCCTGAGTCGCTGACACTGTGCTGCACATCACAGTAGCTTTTTCAACTTGCAGGTTCTTGGTCTTGCCCTCTTCGCGGTCAGTTCGCATGAACACAACTTCAGCCCACCCGTCACCTTGGGGGCAGGTGGCCGAGTGCGTGGTGTCTGCCTTCACGATAGCCTCCCAGCCCGTGATGCGCGGGTTTTGGCGTTGGTATTCCGCCGCTGACGCGCCTGCATTGGCACGGCCTTGTGCTCGCTGCTCTTCGACGGTTTGAAACGAGAAGGCATTGTTTTTGTGAACGCTGCCGTTGGTACGCATGACATCCTCTACTGTGATGTCTTTGCCGCATCCTGCCAGTGCACATGCTGCCACGGCGGTTGCGATCATTGTTAGTGTGTATCTCATGTCGGTTCTCCAGTTAAGTTACGTTGAATAGAAAAGAGTGGGGGGTGCCCACGTATCAGATTATACACTGTCTAATCTAGTCGTCAAGGATTTGTTTGTACAAATCGACTAGACCTTGGTGCAGGTCAATGTTGCTCTGCAACATGGTGTACATCCGGCGCTCGACAGGGCTGCCTTGCAGGTGCGTTACCGTGACGTGGTTGACTTGTCCGGCCCGGTGGGCGCGGGAGTTGGCTTGCAGGTAAATCTCGGTGGATGATACAGGCCCCCACCACACAACTTGGTTCGCTTTTGTCAGGGTAATCCCGTGGGCCGTAGCCTGCGGACTAAGCAAGAGGATGCGGGGGTCGTCCTCAGTCTGGAAGCGCTTGATGATCTCTGCACGCTGGTTGGGGGGCATGCCGCCTTGGATAGCCTCAACGCTGTGGCCTGCCTTGGTCAGTACGTCACGCAGCATGTCCAGTGTGTGCCGGTAGGGCACGAACACCAGTATCTTGTGGTCGGTGCTGTCGATCACCTCCATGAGCGCAGTAACGCGGTTGGTGACATCGAACTCCACCACGCTGCCATCGTCCGTATAGACCGCGCCTTGGGACACCTGCAGCAGCTTGTTGAGCATGGCCGCTGCGTTGACTGCCGTAATCTCTGAGCCTGCGGCCACCACCATCATCTGCTTGCGCATCGTCTCGTAGTACTTCACCTGCTGCGGGGTGAGCGGTACCTCACGGGTGGAGTACAGCAGGTCGGGGAGGTCGAGGCACTCGGCCTTGGTGAAGCGTATCGCAGGCTGCAGGATGTCATGCACGATCTGCTGCGAGTTGGTACGCGGCACCCACTTGTACTGCGTGAGCTTGAGCATGACCTTATCGCGGAACGCTCCAAAGAACTTAGGCACCGAGTCGGGGTTCACCAGCTTGGCCAAGCCGTAGGCGTCGATGGGTGACTGCGATGCAGGTGTGCCGGTCATGAGCCACAGGCGGGTGTTGGGCTTGACCAGTGCAGCGAGGTACTTCCACCTGTCAGTCGATACACTCTTCACGGCATTGGCTTCGTCTACGATGATGAGGTCGAACCCGCCTTCCATGAGTTCTTTGCTAACGACCTTCACGCCGTCGAAGTTGATGATGACGAACTCGTAGTCCTTGGCGATGATCGCTTGGCGCTGGGTGCGTGACCCTTGCGCGATGGCAACGGTGCGGTGCATGACCGTCTTGAACAAGTCTGACCGCCACGCTGTCTCCATGATGGACACCGGACAGATCACCAGCACCCGCTTGACCTTGCCTTGGTTCATGAGGTAGTCCGCAGCCCACGCTGCTGCACCGGTCTTGCCTGTGCCTGCCTCGTTGAATACGTAGCACCGGGGGTTGAGTGTGAGGAAGTCTGCAGTGGTGCGCTGGTGGTCAAACGGGGTGAACATGCCCGGCCAGCCGTAGCGTCCCAAGATGGGGCTAGGCACGTCCTTGATACCTAGGTTGCGTAGCAGTTGCACTTCGTCAAAGTCCCAGTTCACCAGCAGGCGATCAATCTCGCCATTGGATGCGATGACCTTGCTTTTGGGGATGAGGGCCGTGATCTGTGCTGCCTTTCTCGTGTTGAAAAGCAGGGCTTTGTTGTCGATAGTTTGCATAGAAGGAGTAGAAGTAAATGAAAAATAGCCGGGTAGCTAAACTACCCGGCTCAAGATCAAGGAGAAACAACATGCCGGTTGATCGGCACGGAAATCTTAACCTACTTTTTTGACTCGCGCTTGGATGTTTGGGACTTCAAGGCACCGGTCTTGGTGCGCGAGAAGCTGCGGTTAGCGGATGCAGGTACTGCACGGAGGTTGCTTGCGCTGGTCGAGGAGCCGCCTTTACTCAGCGGCTTAACGTGGTCGATCTCGACGTTGCTAGGCAGGTCGCCATGCTTCTTTTCGTACTGCCGACGAGCCCGGTTACGGGCCACACGGTTAGCGATCTGCTCGGGAGAACTCTCGTACTCCGCTTCTTTTTTGTAGTCTCTTGGTTTAGCCACGGTGATACTCACAGGAAGATACAGGGCAGAACTTACACAGCGCAGAACTGCGGGGGTTCCACACCCCTACCTCTACAGCCTTCTCAATCGCATCAGCCCTGCCAGCCCATTTCGACAGGATTGTGGGGAGGTCCTTACGGTGAAACTCCGCCTTGATTACATCACTGATAACCACAAACAGCAAGACGCCTTTGACGGTGTTCACGTTGGGGTGGTGCAGCATAATCATTGCAGCCATGAGCTCAAGCTGAGCGGTATCTGCGTAGCGGCTGGACTTGCCGGTCTTGTAGTCGGCGACTCGGGCTACGCCGTTGTCGTGGTTGATTGCAAGGTAGTCCGGTATTCCCCGCATCCATACATCTTTGTCAAAAAACTCACACGGCGTAAAGTCAGCTCGGATGGCCATGCGCTCCTCGCAGCGTATGTCACCGGGGGCATTTGCAAGAGGCTCAACGAATGGTTGGAACTGTTTGTAGGTTTCTGGTAAGGGTGTTTTGTCACGTACGTAATGCTCGAAGGCCGCATGTACGGCGGTGCCGTATAGCGTAGCCTCGGTGTCCTTTGATTTGGCTTGCTTGAGAATGCGAACGACATGGTACCTGCGGGGGCACCCCTCGTAATCTTTGATAGAGGAATAGGAGTGAGCAAGCGCCATGGCGTTCTTTCGTTTGTTTGGATGTCAGATTTTAGCAGTCGCCACTTTCATGCGATTGGCGTCTAAGCTTGCGCATGGCTTTGGATTCGATCTGGCGTATTCGCTCTCTTGACAGGTCAAATACTCTTCCAATCTCATCAAAAGTTAAGTCCACACCACCAAATCCATACCGTAGGTGGATAACCTTGGTCTCGGTTGGGGTTAGCGAATCTACTAACTCCGCGACACCTGCTACCAGTTGCTTCTCGCTTAAGAGCTCCTCCGGGGTAGCTTGCGTATCTGCATCCCACTTAGGTTGCGGTAGCTCCGGTATATCTTCATCGTGCATCCACCCATGGCGGTAGTACACAGACGTTAGTTCCCTACTCATACCTACCATTGCCCCATAGGGGGTAGTGTGTCCTCTATTTATGCGTCCGTACCGAGCCGCCGCCCGTTCCTTAGCAGTCGCCATAGCTAGCCCCCATTCCTGATTCACACGCCAGTGGCAGCGCCTGTGCCCACAGCGGACGCCAGCGCATGTTCTCCTCAACGAAGGCCCGAGCCTCGTCAGCTTCCTCCACCTTGGCCACGATAGCGATGGCGTCATGCACGGTCAGCACCACCTTGTAGCGCTTGGAGATACGCAGCATCTGCTCGGCGATGATGCACCGGGCAACAGCTTGGCAGAAGTTCTCCACGACCTTCCCGCCGTACACCTTGACGCTCATGCCTTTGGAGTTGTACACCCACTCATTCTTACCCTCAGCGTTGCGCAGGTGAATCAGGTTCGGGTACTGGATGTGCAGGCCGTTGGGCAGGCTCAGGCCCTTGCCGGGAACTGCGTGCACCACACCCACTGCGTCCACCTGCATGCCGTTACCCATGGCCAGCGCACGCAGGGAGTCGTCTGCCTTGCGCCACAGCTCAGGGATGCGGGGGTACGCCGCCCGGTAGGCGTCAATGATGCGCTTGGCCTCAGCCTCGGTCACGTCCACACCTGCAATGGTCTTGAGGAACAGCTTGAGCTTGGCATGCCCGACCCCGTAGCCTGCGCCCAGAATCACGACCTTGCCTACCTGCCGCTCAATGCCCGTGATGTCCGAGACTGGCTTGCCGTAGATGCGGGACGCCATGATCTTGTACACGTCCTGCTTGGCCTCGAACGCATCCAACAAGTCCTGCTGGCCAGCCAGCCACGCAAGGGTTCGCGCTTCGATCTGCGATGAGTCACAGTCGATCACCACGTAGCCGGGAGGCGCTACGATCGTCTTCTTGATCTTGCCCGCGTTAGGGTTCTTCGGGTTCGACGTGAGGTTCTGCAGGTTTACGGAGTCCTGACCAGACCACCGCCCAGAGTGAGCACCATAATAGCGAAGAGGCACAGGGAATACCCCACGATGGGACATCTCAATGAAGCGTTGTGTACGCGTTTCTTCCAGCGTAGACTTGTTACCCAAGCGCGCCGCCACAAGTATTTGTATACGCTCGTCATCGTGCTCTCCTAGTTCTTTGAAGGCCTCGTCGGTCTTGGCAAAGGCATACGCCTGCTTGCCGGTAGTAGGGCTCACCTTGGTAGGCGGCTCCACGTCGAACTTGCGCAGCAGCGCAGCGAACTTGTCGTTGGACATCAGCAGCTTCTTGATGCCTGCCATACCCTCGCTGAAGATAGCGTGCACGTAGTCCGGGTCAGCCTCTGCCAGCATCGTATCGCGCACCGACTCCATCAGGGCCTGCTTGCGCTCCTGCACCTCGGTCAAGTGTACGCGCAGCTTGGGTTCGTCCAGCATCAGCACCGGGTCGATGAACATGCGCAAGGTCAAGTCCAGCAGTCTCAGCTCGATCTTAGGGAACCCCATGGCCATGTACTTGTCGAACAGCAGCTTGGTCAAGTCCGTGTCGTTGCAGCAGTACTTGCCATAGCGTGATAGTTCCTCCGGGCCAAAGTCGGCGTAGTGCTTGCCCAGTGCCTGCAGCACCTCGTTGCCCTTGACGCCCACGCCCATGCGCTCGGCTTGCTTGGCCAGACTGTGCGACCGCTCATGCGGGAACAGCGCACGGGACATGCCCATGATGTCAATCCACAGCAGCGGGTCAACACCGTAGTGCCAGTTCAAGATAGCCCCGTCGAAGGCAGTGTTCTGGCAGATGACCAGCTTGTCCTTCCAGTTGTTCTGGCGTAGTACTTTGTCAACCTTGGGTTGTGGCACCCACACGGTGGGGTTGTCGTTGAGCTTGAGCGATATGCCAATCGTCTCGTACTGCGGGGAGCGGATGTACTCCTCGGTGGTCAGCTTGCTGAGCGAGTAGGTTGAGCTGTAGTAAGTCTCAAGGTCGCAGGTTACTAGGCTAGTTGTCACGTTCAATCCTTTGGCGTCCAGCGGTTCGGTTATAAATCTGGGAGGCTATGCTCTGCTCAGCCCCCTTGATAGAGGCCTTGACCGCCTCGTTTTGGAGTAGAGTCCTGTGCGTCTGGATGTCCTCAAACTGCTCGCGGGTGAGTGTCCCGAAGTTGGTCCGCGCGGTGTCGGTAACTTCGTCGAACCACATCTTGTTCACGGTGGTGCCCGTAATCCCCAACGATCCGGCCCGCCCCAGACCTGTGCGATAGGCCCGCTCCACATCTTCCTCCGGCTGCACCAGCAGGGCTTTGAGTACCTCGGCCATAAGGCGTGGCTCTTTGATGTACTCGTCATGCGCGGCGCTGCACGCCTTCTTGTCCCGTGCAGACATTTGCGCCTGTTCCGCCATCCGGTACAGCTTACCCCCATAGTCAAAGTCCTCAGGGTTGGTCTGCATCCGTTGGATCAGCATCTTGGCTGCGTCCGAGCAATCCAGTTCGTGTGTCGTTGTCATAGTTGTTACCCCAGTTTAGTTGCTTCTTCTTTGCGTATGCCTCGCGGCGGCGTAGGACTTCTTTTAGTCGGCTCTGCTCCTGCTTCGTCAAGGGCTTTTGATGCGCGGCTAAAAAGTCCGTAATTGGATTCGGTGGTTCGGAGGTCATGTACCAGCTCCAAGTTAGTTTCGTTGATGACTAAGGCAAGTCCACCTGCTTCCGTAATCTTACGGAGATTGACCAGCTGCAACTCAGTGGGCTTGTTGCTCCCCGCCTTGGCTTCGATGCCGATGAACCGCCCGTCAAGGCAGGCGAGGATGTCCGGGGTGCCGCTGTTAGCGTGCATCCCTCCTATGTAGTTCACAGCATACGCACCCTGCGCCTTGAGCGCTGCGTGTATCTTGAGCTTGACCTTGGCTTCGGGCGTCATGGGGTACCTCTGAGGTTGCGTTCGATTGTTAGGTCGTCAATCCGTTTTTGTGCATTGCGCAAGACTCGTATGAGATCGGTTGGCTCCCACTCGTGGCCTGACTCAATAGCATCCGCTATTGTCAACGTCCACGGTACGCACCCGTGCAACTTAAGCTGCTGCCGTGTATCTTCTTCGGTCATCATCGCTCTACCCCCAGCCAAATCTTAACGGCCCTCTTGAGGGCGTACCACAAACTTCTCTGCATGAGTTGTTTTTTCAAAACCTCGTTCTCTAGCAAGAGCTCGCTGTTGTGCATGGACATTAGCTTCCACGCTTTCTTTAGGTCGTCCGTCACTTGCTTGCCTCGTGCATGTAGCGGCGCACCTCAACCATGGCGTCTTTCCAGTCTTGGCGCAGCTGCTCGATGGTCTCTTGCTGGTGCTGCATTCGCACGTAGGCCTCGGCTGCGAACTTGGCTAGGTTCTCGTTTGACCATGCGGCAAAGTTTGGGATGTCGTTCATTTCATGTCCTCCTTGCGTACGAGTACCAAGAACCTCTCGAACGAGTCGCGTTGGGTTTTTGCTTGCCTCTCAGCGGACTCCCAAAAGGAGACCAGTGTGTCCTGCCGCACAAGACACGCCAAAGTTTGCATATCGGGCGTCAGCGCTATACCCGCTTCCTTGGCTATGGTTTCAAAGTCTTTCATTTCATGTCCTCTTTCTTCATGTTGCGTTTGGGTAGGGGTAGCCACCCTAGGCACCAGTCACGGTGCCAGTGGCCGGTAGTACAGACGCCGCCACGGGTAAGCAGCAGCACCTTAACATTCTCCGGGGCCGGTGGGTCGCCAGCGTGTGGGTACATGAACTCAGCGCCCCCGGCTAGGTAGTCGGTCATGTGTTCTTTTCCTTGAGTTTGGCTTCGGCGTCTAAACAAAACATTTCAATAATCTCCCAAAGTTCAACACACCTGTTTTGCCATGCAATCGCATTTTTAAGTGCCGCCTCAAACAGCGCCCGTTCTTTTTCAAGCTCCCAGTTCATGTGTTTCCCCTTGCTTGGATTGCATTCATCACCATGGCATACAAAGTCCATGCAATTGCAACTGCAAACAGTGCTCCGCTCACTGGCAATACCCATTCAAAACCCTCTTTTCTGGTGCTAATAAATTCAGTCACAAGTTGAGTGAGAAAAATAATTCCAGTGATATGTGTTACGGCTTTTGGCCAAAAGTAGTCAATACGTTTCATGTGTTTCCCCTTGCCTCAAGTGCTTCTATGATCTGGCCGTCAGACCAGTCGCTGCGCCAGTGACCATCAAAATAGCGGATTAGCGCCTCACGCTCGTCGGCACGGATGAGGGCGATAAGTTTTGACTCATACGCTTCCCCCCAATTAATCTCACCCTTGAAGTCGCGGTCAGCATACGCCTCGGCTTCGTCTGCAAGCTCTTTGTCTCGTTCGTTCATTTCAACACCTCTTTCTCTAGTACTTCGATTGATGCAGCTATCTTTTCAAGCAGATAGTCAGGCAACTTTTCCCTAAGAGAAAAACTCCACGACTCAAGCGCCGACAGCAGTTTGATAATTTCCAAGGCTTCTACGCGGGTCATGTGTTGACTCCTATGTTGTGGGCGGCTTCGATGGCTCGGGCAAACTCAAGCATCTCGGCATCACTTCTAGGCTCGTTATACATGTCGTAAATCTGGTCATCCGTTAAAGGCTTTTGACGCGCCTTTTCTACTAGTGGGCG